CAATGCAACTGACATTCTTGCATTTTATGACTTTGAAGGAATGGTTTTAAGAATTAATAGAGATGCTTTTAAAGCCTCTACAATCGTTTATGCAGAATTCCCTGAATGTACGGAATTTAATTCACAACAACAGTTCAATGCTTGTTCGGATTTGATTTGGTGTCGTGCCCCTAAATTGCAGAATCTAAATTATCGTACTTTTTACCAATGTGGTGAAATGACTGAGGGGATTTATCCTGCGGTAACATCGATAACAACCCACACAACAATGGCTAATTGTTTCAAAAATATTGAAGTTGATTTGCGGTCATGGGATGGTATAACTGGCGGAAATACGTCAACGATTGCATATAATTATGCATTAGAGAGGGTGAATATTGATTCAATGATATCTATGCCTTATGCTTTTATGAGAAATGCCGAAGTAATTAGAAGAATTGATGCACCAGAATTGGTAACAATAGATGATTATGGTATAAAAGAAAATTATTTATTAGAGGTTCTATATGCACCAAAATTGGAAACTATTCGAACTGGTGGATTACAACAATCGTACATAGTCAACCCAGTTCCGCCTTCTATAAAATACATACCAGAAAGTTCTGCGTTTTATTTAATGGATTCCGTTCCAATGATTGCTCTACCCGAATTGACATCACCAATTGGTACATCATCTGCAACAAATGGGCAAAATTTTAGGTCAGTTAACAACGGTGGTTTAGGAGCAACTTTAGTAGTTCCTCTTGTTCACCAAACCTCTAATGCAGGCGGTGAAGATGCGGATATAGTTGATTTCAGAACATGGTCTGGAAGTCAAGTTGTAAAATATAACGATGCAGATATTGCGATTAACGGAGGATTTGATGCAGATACAGATTGGATTTATTCAGGCACGTCATTTTCTATTTCAGGTGGATTACTTAATTGCAACGGTTCTGGTTGGGAATCCGTTTATCTTGCATCACTTTTAACGGTTGGTGTAGAGTATTTAGTTGTTCTTGATTTAAAGGAAACAAACGCAGGCGGTTTGCGTGTTTATGCAGGTGATACTTTTGAGAATGTTGATACATCCGAAACTGGAATGAAGGTGTTCTTAATAACGTGTACCACAGATGGTGATTTCACATTTGAGACCGAAGGAACAGACCCATTTGTTGGTGCAGTCGATAACTTAAAAATATACCCAATTAACTAATGGAATACCCTAGAGAATTTTACCAAAGATTTCACGATGAATTACACGCACACGCAAATGAAGAGGCGTTGGAACAAAAAATATACAGAGAACCTTCTGATATCAAATGTATCGAATGGATAATGAGTAAATTTAATGCGTACAAAAACCAAAACGGATGAGAGATATAATATCAATTTTAAGATGGCTAGGAATGGGATTGCTATTTTTAGTTTTATATTTATTAGGGATAAGTCTATTCCCAGTAATATATCCTTACGAATTACATTACGGATGGTCGGAAGGAAGTTGGGGATGGTATTTCGTCAATCGAGATGAGAAGGATAAAATATCTAATCTTTATGGAGACGAGGGATGGCGTAGAGCGAACAATATCGTAATTTCTGAGTTAAACTATGTTCAAAGATGGTACATTGCCTTTAGATGGATTGCATTACGTAATCCGCATTGGAACGCAAAGATGGTATTAGTGCCTAAAAAAGGTAAGCTAGAAGATTTAACAATTTGGTGGAATAATGGCGATGGAGGTGCGACACAGTTTAGAAATCATACGCTATTTGGTAGCCAATGTGCTTTCTTTACGAAGGATGGTCAAAGACAGTTTAGACTGTCTGTATCCATCCCAGTTAAACTCCTTTGGATATGGGAAAAACAATGGATTGTACAAATGGGTTATGCCCAAAATAGGTACATCTACAAAAATAAATGGTCTGACAGATAATGGCAAAAGAGAATAAGAAAATACGTAGTGGAATGAGGGAATTAATCCTTGCACTACAACACGACTTTAAGTCCGATGATGAGGACATCTTGATAGCACGAGGGAAGTACGAAGCTCCTACATCGTGGAGCGAAGTTATACCTTATCTTAAAAAACAATAAACAATGGCAAGATTAACCGATTCGGAAAGGATAAAATTAGAATTAGATTTAGACGTTGAAAGAGCCAAGGTCAAGATTGATAGGTTAGGGCAAACGGTCAAGCAAGTTGGTAATTTTTCTGCTGAGTATAGACAGAAAATGATTGAAACTAAGTTGGCTACCGAGCAATTGGCTAACGCAGAAATGAGGAGGGCTGATGGTTTACAGAAGCTAGGTAAGAGTATGTCTACAATGACCAATCATACTGGTCTTGCAACATCTTCGGCACTAGAACTTGGTCGTGTAGTTTCGGATGCTCCTTACGGCATTAGAGGTATGGCGAATAACGTGTCTCAGCTATCATCTATGTTATTCCAATTATCGGGGAGTACAAATGTAGCTACTGGCTCTGCTTATGGCTTTAGTGGTGCATTAAAAGCCATGTGGGCATCCTTAATGGGTCCGATGGGTGTATTGTTACTTATACAAGGTGGAATTGCATTATTAGACCATTTTGCAGGTAGCACTAAGAAAGCGGAGGAAGCAACTACCGATTGGAGAAATACCCTTGATTCGAGTGCTGTTAAGTTGATGGTTGCATTGGATGCACTAGAGGACAATAATGTTGCATTAGATGATAAAGTCTCTTTATTAGATAGGGTTAATGAAACTTACGATGATTTAAACATATCTGTTGATGAATTTGGGAAGCTAACCGATGAAAGTACTGAGGCACTCAAGAAGAAAACTCAGGCATTATTAGACGAGGCTAAGGCAAATGCATTAGCTAAATTAATAGAAGAAGAGTATGCAGAACAGTTTAAATTACAATCAGAAAGTGCTGTAGAATCATTAGATAATTGGGATTTAGCTTTGTTAACTGTGGAACGGGCAGTTGTTGGGTTTGGATTTGCTGTGGAGCAGGGAGTGGGGATGGCAGTCAAGAATCAGAATGAGGCTCTAAAAGATTCGGAGGAGAAGATAGGTAAGTACATGGAGTTCATGAAGGAAAAACTTCCTGAAGGAGGAATCCTAGCTGAACTGTTATTTGGCAACCCAGAAGAGCCGAATACTAAAAAGAAAAGGGAAAAGGCACTTAGAGATTGGGAAGCAACATTATTAGACTTATCTAAACTAACTGTTAGTTGGGCAGATAAAGAGAGACAGACTAGGGCTACAACTAAAGAGGAGGAATTGCAATTAGCCTCAGATATTCGGGATGCGAAAATTCAGGCTGAATATGATGCTTGGCTTGGTAAGGAGCAAATAAGATTAGAGAAGAGAATAAAGGAAATTGAAGATAGTACTAAGTCTGAGGCAGAAAAAAGCCTATTGATTGAAGAGGCAAATAATTTGCATAATAATGCAATAGTATCAGCTAACGATGAGAAAAACAGAGCGTTATTACAGTCCGATACTTTATACTATGCTCAAGTAAGAGAGTTGATGCAAGAGCAAACTCAGGGTGCATTAGCAGGGTTTGAAACTTGGCTATCAACTAGAAACGAAATGCTTAATAGTGAAGTTCAGCACAAGGGTGAAATGAGCATTCTAAATGAAGAAGGTAATCTTGGAAAGATAATGCAACAAATGGCTCTTAATGAGAAGATGTTCGAATTAGATACGAAAGAGCATGATAGAAGGATGAAGTCTAACCAATATACTGACGAGCAGAAGCAACAGATGGAGCAGAAACAACAAGGCAGGGCACAAGCATTTGCAAAGCACGACTTGGCATTAGAGAAGAAGAAGGCAAAAGCGAAGGAGGCAATTATCGGTCAATTAGGTGATGCTATTATTGCAATCGCAGGAGAAGGCTCTGCTGTAGCAAAAGGTGTGGCAATTGCTCAAACATTATGGAGCACTTATAGTGGTGTGATGTCTGCAATTAATATGCAACCATTCACTCCTTACAACTATGTTCAGGCGGTAGCCGTTGGTATTATGGGAGCAAGCCAAGTAGCTAAAATCCTACAAACTAAGTCGCCCGTAGAAAAGGGAGGTCAGTCGGCAGGAGGTGGTGCATCTTCGGCTACATTTACTCCTAATTTTAATGTGGTAGGTAATTCTGCTACAAGTCAGATTACCGATACAATAAACAATAAGAATGATGCAACTAAGGCTTATGTAGTATATGACGATATCGCTAAAGCGGATGATATACAGAAAAACTCAGTTGGTGATGCAGGATTATAGAACAGAAACAAGTTAATTTAGTATTATATTAAACAATATAGAAATGGAAAGAACAAGAACAAATTCAAGTATTAGTGATAAATTAAATTCAGTAACAACTATACAGAGAGATTTGTTAGGTGCTGAAGTAGGTCATATAGTCTTTAATACAGATACAAATCAAGAAGAGGTATATAACGGAACTTCTTGGGTTTCAAATGAATCAGGAACTGGATGGGCAACTTATCACGATGGGCTTATTACCACGCCTACAATTGTGGTTGGAACGTCAGAAGTTAAGTTAACTATTGATGGAGAAGGTAGTGCCAGTCTTGCTACACAGTTGCCAAGTGGTAGTGCAGAATTATGGGATGATGAGGATTTCCTTATAATCCCTAATAACAACTTTGATATGTACATACTTCGTTTGGATTTAACGGTAGATTCGAAAACGGGAAGTCCAACGGCAATAACCACAACTTTAGATATTGGAGCGAGTGAGGTTACTCCTTTAATTCCAATTGTAGTGAGAGATATTACAACTACAAAGACAACGCCTTTTAACATATCTATTTCATATCCAGTTTATACTGGAACCACCTTCAATGCAAACGGAGGAAGGTTCTTTTTAAAGGTGGATACGGGAACAGTTACAATTGGTGCAAGAAGCATTACACTTGCTAAAATACATTCAGGAAGATAATTATGAGAAAACAATTAGAAATATTAGACTTAACTATTGATGATTTTGATGAAAGTGGGATATCTGCATTCTCTTTTGTAGATAGACCTGCGACTAAAGAATTATTCGTAGCACTTGGTGAGGAGGATGAAGATTTGGATTCTGTAGAGCTAAAAACAATGGACGAAGAAAAGAGGCTCGTTGTAGGACTCGCTCTCGTTCCAAAGAAGCCGATTTACCGAAGGAAAGGTGCTTTTGAATACTTTATACGTGTAGGGGCGGAAACTATCCGCAAATGCTCTGAAAAGTACCTTAAACAACTTAAACTGCATAACGTAACGGAAGAACATCAGACTATGTTAGTTGATGGAGTGTATTTGGCAGAAAGTTGGATAGTTGAAGATAGTGAAAAAGATAAGACTGCAATCTACGGATTAAATGCTCCAGTAGGTGCTTGGGCAGTATCATTTCGTGTGGAGAATCCAGTGGTATGGTCTAAAATTAAAGATGGTACTTATAGAGGATTTTCAATTGAAGGTCAGTTCAAACACAATCGAATACAATTTGCTGAGGAAATGGAATTCACTCAAGAAGAAATGAATGCCTACATAGCAATAAACAGAATGCTAGATGAGGCGAACTAAGAACGCTTGGGAAACAGCCTTTAAAGGTAAATTTGGCATTGGCTCTTTAAATGGAGACAATGGCATTTCGAACACTACTTTTATTGCAACTGGAGGTACTGATAGTACGGTACATAATACTACATCGCCAGATGATAATAATGTGCATAATATTACTATTAATATCCAGACAAGGGTAAGGGGTGAGGTGTTTAACTTTACTGGTGATTCTCCTGATTTCCTTGAAACTTTTGATTGGACGTATTCGGAAGGAGTTGGAATGACTTCTTCTGGTTTTGGAACTGCTCCCATCTTACTAAGTACAACTAGTCCTTTAACAATAGGGGAAACGTATACAATTACTTTTGTATTATCTGGTGCAACAAAAGGTTGGATAACCCTAGATGATGAAGCAGAGCTACTTTATGATGGAACTTACGAAAGAACTTTTGTAGCATCATCCGAGAAGGTGTTTTTTACTACTATTGATAGTAGAGGATATTGGAATGGAACATTGGAGAGCTGTGTAGTTCAATCAGCATAAAAACGAACAGAATTAAGTAAAATAAGTATTAATAATATAATTTAAAATTAATTTAATGAGAAATCCAAAAGAACTATTTGAGGATATCGTAAAACTAGCCAAAAGCGTTAGTGGGAAACCTACGATGAAAGAGGAAGAAGTTGACCCTGCAGAAGGTGAAGAAAAAGATGAGGTTGTAGCACAAGACGTAGCACAAGATGATGCACAAGATGATGCACAAGATGATATGCAAGCTCCAACTCCTGCTCCAGCTCCTAGTGGAGGAATAACAAGAGACGAGTTTGATTCAGCTATTAACGAGATTAAAGAAATGTACGCAAAAGTACTTGAGTCTCTTTCTCCTGCTGAACCACATCAAGTTCCTACTGCCTTAGCTGAGGTAGATGCTCCTGCTGAGACGGTGGATGTTGCTAATGCTCCCGTTGTGGATACTACTGGAGAGCCTAATGCTCCTAGTACAGAACCTACTGCTCCTAGTACAGAACCAGTTGCTGAGGTCACTCCTGAGACAATTCAAACTCCTGAGCCAGAGTTAGTTAATACTCCAAATGCGAACACTGAACCTGCTCCTGAGTCTAATGTTGTCAATACTGATACATTGGTGCATGACCCTGAGCAAGGAGTCGAAAAAAAGAAACCGATTTTATATCAGCAAGGACGAAGAAAAACAACTAGTGACCACGTTTGGGATTCACTATTTGGAGGAAAATAAAAGAAAATATTAATTAATAACTAAAAGTAAGATATGCCTACTACAACTAATGTAACTACTACTTATGCAGGAGAACACGCTCTTCCGTATATTCAGGCAAGTTTACTAAACGCATCCACTATTCGTAATGGAGGTGTTACGGTAAAGCCTAACATTAAATACAAACAAGTCTTGAAGAAAGTTGCCATGAGTGACTTAATCAAAGATGGAACTTGTGATTTCACACCAACTGCTACAATCGATTTAACTGAGAATATCCTTCAACCAGAAGAGTTCCAAGTTAACTTTACGCTTTGTAAGTCAGATTTTAAAGATGACTGGGAAGCAATCTCTATGGGTCTTTCGGCTCACGATAACCTTCCTCCTAACTTAGCATCTTTTATCATCGCTAAAACAGTAGGTGAGATAGCAAGTGCTAATGAAGTAATAATCTGGTCTGGTGCTACTGGTACAGCAGGTGAGTATGATGGGTTCGAAACCCTAATGACTGCCGATGCGACTGTTATCGATGTAGTTGGAATTGCTCCTGATAGTGCAACTATCCAAGCAGAAATGAGAAAAGTGATTAACGCTGTTCCTTCAACTGTTTATGGAAAAGAGGACTTATACTTATACGTATCAAGTTCAGTATGGAGAGCCTATGTTTCAAGTTTAGCTTTGGCTAACAACGGAGCAGGTTTCTTGAACAAATCCTCTAACCAAGGGTTCACTGGTCTTGAGTTCGAAGGTATAAAAATCTTCTTAGCGGAAGGAATGACTTCTGGATGGATGGTATGTGCCCAATCTTCTAACTTATTCTTCGGAACATCACTTTTAAGTGACATGAACGAGGTAAAAGTATTGGATATGGCTGACCTTGACGGTTCAAAGAATGTTCGATTCGTGATGCGATATACTGCTGGCGTACAATACGCTTACGGTTCTGAAATCGTACTCTATACTCCAGTGTAATAACTGAGTAAAAAAATAGGTTGACGGGGAGTTTCGACTCCCCTTCCAACCAAAATCATTAATAATAAAATAATAACTATAAGATATGGCTTGCGAAAATTTATCATTAGGTAGATTAAAACCTTGTAAAGATTCTGTTGGTGGTATCAAGAATATCTACTTCATCAATTATGGTGACATAGATGGTCTTGTTTACAATGTAACCGATACGGATGTTATCGATACTTTAGGTGTTGGGGTTTCTGCTTACAAATACGAAGTTCATTTCTCTTCTAGCTTTACTCAAAATATTCAAAGTTCTTCTGAGAACGGTACAACTGCCTTTGAGCAATCATTGGAGTTGACATTACCAAGACTTACAAAAGAAGACCATAAGGAAATTAAATTACTAGCTTGGGGTCACCCTCACGTTGTAATTGAAGACCAAAATGGTCAATTCTATGTTGCAGGATTACTAAACGGTATGGAAGTAACTGGAGGTACTATCGTAACGGGTCAAGCAATGGGAGACTTGAGTGGATATACCTTAACGCTAACTGGAATGGAAAGAACTCCTGCTAACTTCCTTGATGTTGACTTAACAACTTCTGGAGGTACAATAGTAGTCGGAGTGTAATAACGCTTTAATATTTAACAGAAAGGAGGGGTCTTTGCTTAGTGCGAGACCCTTTTTTTGTATAATAAAAACAAAAACACTACTTTCTAGTATTATAGTATGACAATAGTAAATCCAACAGCAGGAGTTAATGTTATTTATGTACTTCCTAGGGATAAAAATTATTCTAGGGCTTACACTATAACTCTTCGAAGAGACGGAGAAAGGTCGGTAGTGAGCGACACTGCATTCCCTAATATCGGTTCAAATGTAAATTCTTTTGAATTAGATTGTTCTGCTCTTATTATGAATGAATCTTACTTTATGGAGATTTTAGACGATGAAGGTACATTGCTTTATAGAGATAAAGTTTATTGTACAGATGTTGCAGATTATAACGAAACAATTAATAGTGGAGAGTTTAATATTGATACTGCTCAAGAGGACTCTACATATAAAATAGATGATTAATGGCGAATCCAAAAAGAAGAATGGATAAAATTAAATCTAATGTAACTGCTAAATCCAAATTATACAATGGAGGATTATCTGTAGTTCAATTAGAATCCCATACTGCACCCGAAGTAAAAGAACACGTTTACAAGGATTGGGTAGAATATGGTTCAGACAACAACTATTTTGGTCGACTTATAGATTCTTATTTAGGCTCGCCAACTAATGCTAGATGTATAAACGGTATTAGTGATATGATTTTTGGTAAAGGCTTAGAGGCGGTTGATAGAAACATCAATCGAGATGCTTATATCGAAATGAAAAAGCTAATCGATGAAGGAGAACTTCGCAAGGTTGTTGGAGATAGAAAACTACTTGGGCAAGGATGCTTTAAAGTAGTCTACAATAAGAAGAAAACTGAGATAATTGCCATCAAACATCACCCGATGGAAACTTTGCGAGCAGAGAAAACTACCGAAGGTGTAATTAGAGCATATTACTATCATCCTAATTGGAAGGAACTAAAGTCAGGTGACAAGCCTAAACGAGTACCTACTTTTGGTAATGGTAATAAAAACGATACTACTGAACTTTACATAGTTCGACCTTATACGTCAGGATTCTATTACTACTCTCCTTGTGATTATCAATCATCCTTACAATATTCTCTTTTAGAAGAAGAGGTTTCTAACTATCACATATCGAATATCCAAAATGGATTGCAACCTAGTTTATTGATTAACTTTAATAATGGAGTTCCAACTGAGTCTATTCAGAGTGATATCGAAAAGAAGATTAGTAAGAAGTTTGGAGGAACTGACAATTCAGGTAAATTCATACTTGCATTCAACCAAGACAAAGATTCGCAGGCTAGTGTTGAGGCAATTCACTTGCCTGATGCTCATGCTCAATATCAATTTTTAGCTGATGAAGCAAGGGAGAAGATAATGCTCGGTCATGGTGTAACATCACCTATATTATTAGGGATTAAAGATAATACTGGGTTCGGAAATAATGCTGAGGAATTAAGAACTGCAAGTGTATTAATGGATAATATGGTAATTAAACCATTCCAATTAAACATTACTAATGCATTGGATGATATCTTGGCATTTAATAAGATATTTTTAAGTTTATATTTCACTACCTTACAACCAATAGAATTCGTTGAATTAGACAATATATCTACTAAGGTAACTCGTGAGATAGAGACTGGAGAAAAACTGTCTGAAAACGACCCTAATGAACTCACAGATGATGAATTTGATGAGTTATTTGCTCAGCTAATTGAAGTAGGAGAAAAGGTAGATGATTCTTGGGAATTGATATGGAATGGCGATGCTGAAACTGGAGTAAAATTAAAAGGAGCAGAAGGTAAAAGTATAGAAGACCAAGGAATTTATAAAGTAAGATATCGCTATGCTCCAGTAAGAAATTCCACTGGCTCTAGGAAGTTCTGCAGAGGCATGGAGGCTTTAACTGAGGATGGTATCGTTTATCGCAAGGAGGACATTAATCAAATGTCATTCCGAGGTGTAAACAAACAACATGGTCATAAGCAACAGAATTATAGTTTGCTAAAATATAAGGGAGGAAGAAACTGTCATCATTTTTGGGAATTGCTAGTTTATAAGAAAAAAGGAACTGGAGCAGTTAATATTGACAAGGCAGTACAAGAAGGTTTGATTTTACCTAACAATCCAGAAGAAATGCCAATTCGACCAATTGATATGCCTAATGGAGGAGCATATAGTTTTAGAAGTATGTGGAACAAATTAATAGGAAAAAAAGATGAGTAAAGCGATATTCGTATCACCAAAATACGTTAAACAGAAAAGTATAATTAGTGGAGACTTAGATGCGGATAAGCTAATTCAGTTTATTGAGACTGCTCAGGATTTTCATATTCAAAACTACTTAGGAACAGAACTTTATAATAAAGTGATGAGTCTTATTGTTGCGGATACAATTGATGATGTGGAAAATGCAGTTTATAGAACTTTACTAGATACTCATATCAAGCCTATGTTGGCTTGGTTTACTCAGGCAGACTTTATTCCTTACGCACCTTACAGCATTACAAATGGCGGTGTGTTTCGGCATCGTTCTGAGAATTCAGATTCAGCATCACAAGAGGAGATTGCTAGACTGGCTAATTTAGCCAATGAGAAAGCAACTTTTTATACTCAGAGGTTTTTGGAGTTCATGTGTGATAACAGCAATGATTATCCTGAATACAATAGTACAAGTGAAGATATGTCTCCAGATAAAACGATTGATAGTTCAAGTTGGTACTTAGGATAATGGGAAAAGAAAAGCTAAATAAATATAAACTTAATTCTAACTACATATCTTCCTTAGAAAGATTCATCAAGGAGAATAGATTGTCGAAGGAGTTAACACTTAAAAAGAAAATATAGATGGGAGTTACTTTAACTGGAAAGAGTATAAGCACCACATATCTTGGTATATTAAAGCTAGGAGACAATGCAATAGTTGATGGTACAACAAGGGAGGTTAGTGATGGTGCAGGAAATGCTACAGCAATTAAACTTTCTAATACCGAACTAGAGATTCCTGCTACTAAATATCTAAAAATTAGTGGAGGTATGCGTGATTCGGCTGGCGATGTCGGGGATGATGGGCAGGCTTTAGTTTCAGATGGGGCAGGAGCAATGTATTGGGCAGGCGGAGTGAATAAACTTCCTTGGCAATATGTAGAGGCTGATTTAACTAGCGCAGAAATAAAAGCTATTGGTAGTACTCCTCACGAGATACTTGCAAGTGCTGATGTTCCAACTGGATACCATGCTAGATGTGTATTAGCCATGTTTGAATACACTTATAGCGGACTTCCAACCAGTTTTGATAATAATACCTTAGAGGTTGCTAATATCGGTCAAAATCCTCATATCACCTTTGGAAAGGGATTTTTGAACTCAGTCTCAGATTCAATTGCATGGGGTAGTCAAGATATTGGAGTTAATATTAATATGACTCCAGTTAATACTGGATTAGAACTGCAAGGTACTGATTCACTTGCTAGTGGTACTGGTGAAGGGAAAGTAAGATGTTGGTATGTATTAATCCCAGTATCCGTATAGGCTATGGAAGGAATTACTATGTTAGAAATAGCAGGTATTGCGGTATCGATACTTGGTGGAGGTTTTATAGGTTCAATCCTAACCAATAAACTTGGAAATAGAGCCCAAGACACAAATGACTTTAACATAATTGTAGAGGAATATCGAGGTTTATACCAAGACTTAAAAGGACGAGTAGAAGAATTAGATAGGAAAGTAACCGAACTTTCGGAAGAGAATACAAGGTTAAAAATGGAAATACTAGAATGGGAACAAGGAGCGAAATAATTAAATTATGGGAAAACAAAAGAGTAGCCTTTTAAATGCAGTTTTCATACTGTACATAGCACTTGTCTGTGCTTGGCTATACGTTACTGGAGGACAATTTGAGCGACATACTCACTTTGTAAATGGAATGATAATAGCAACAATATCAATATTTGTTAGTTATGGAGTATTAACCTTATGGAGAGACCTAAAGGTATTCGGATGGCAATGGCTAAAACAGTCGTGGTGGAAGTTTTTTAAATCATTTAGAAATGGGTAATAATATAAGTAAAAACATTAGCTATAACGAGGCTGTAAGGTCTAGTGTAGCACAAAGGTATGGTCTTAATAATAGACCAAACATAGACATCTTAAAACAGATGAAGATAACTGCTGAAAACGTATTTCAGCCTGCAAGGGAACATTTTAATGTTCCGTTATTCATATCCTCTTTTTATCGGAGTCTAGCTGTTAATCGTAAGGCAGGAGGTTCTAGTTCTTCTTCTCATATGAGAGGTGAAGCGATTGATATCGATTGTGATGTATTTGGTGAAATAACCAATGCTGAATTATTTGATTGGTTAAGGGAGAACGTAGAGTTCGACCAATTAATATGGGAATTCGGAACACATAAAAATCCTGCTTGGGTTCATGTATCGTATTCAGAAGGAAATAATAGAGGTCAAGTATTGGTAGCTTATACCGATGACAAAGGAAGAACTAAGTATAAAAATTGGGAATAAGACGTTCAATAGAATAGGGTGTTCAGTGACAATGAACATAGCAATATAATGAACGGATGTTTAATAGAAGAGGGTTATGGGAGATTATAAAGAAAGGAACGGAACTACAAGAGTAGGAGATTTATTGCGTTCAATTGGAAAGAGTAATATCTTAGAGAAGGCGGTTAACGTAGCTGGAGAGATAGGTACTGGTGATTGGTTTGGAGCGGTTAAGGCATTGGTAGCAACAGACCCTACTATCACAAAAGAAACCAAAGAAGATATATTAAAACAAGCCGAGTTAGACTTAGCCGACTTGAAGGATGCGAGAGAATTACAGAGGACTGCCCTAAAGCAGGACGATATATTCTCGAAGCGATTCCTTTATTATTTATCAATAGGTACATTTGCTTTTGCGTGTGTAATAGTTCTTTTATTATTTTTCATAGACATACCCACTGAGAATAGGGATGTTATAAATTTTATATTAGGTATTGTGGTTGGTAATGGACTAGGTTCTATATTCAACTTTTTCTTTGGTTCAAGCCAAGGTTCAAAGGATAAAACACCTTTAATAGGAAAACGTTAATAACTTATAGGGTTATAAACAAGGTTTTTGGGGTAGAATGTTCTAACTTTGCCTTATGCTAAGAAATAAAAAGCCATACTTAATTAGCCTACGAGCCTTTGGTGGCTCTTCGGCTTTTAACCTCGGTTTAAATTTATTCAAAGTAATGTTCAATACGGGATACCTATGCTTTTTGTATACTGATTGAAATAGTTGATAACAGACTACATTATCAACAAATAATACTATCATTTACCCTTATATTTGAATTGTGTTTGTGATGTTTGGTGTTTAATAGATGGAGGGAGGCTTTAATCGGTTTCCCTTTTTTTATCTTCTCACAAATACTTAACTAAAAATATAGAAATATGAATTATGTTGTTTTAATTGTATGTTTAATTTTTACACTATCTAATGTACACACTTTGCCTCAACTATTGAAAGATGAAAATCAGCCTCAATCGCTAAAGGTTACTATTTCGGGATTAGCATTCTTAGGTATTATTAGTTGTTATTGGTTAATTGGGGTTATTGTTGAGAGTTGGATGAACTAAATGATATTTAAGCCTAGACGATTTAAAAGACAAGAGCGTGACTCCTTTAATACAGAGGGATTGCGTAATTTGTATTGGGAGATGTTTGACTCACCTGATGCAGAAGGTAGTGCTTTTAGGTTTATGGAGCGAGAGCCAGTATTGGTTTTAGATGATATCATAGTCGAACATTATAATTGGAGACCAGTGGTTGAATTAGCATACACTAGTAAGTCAGTAGCTGATTTGTTGGGTCTACCAACTAAATCTGCGTTTAGAGTAGGTAAGGCGGTTCGTTTGTCCGCTCCATCTCCAGAAAAGAGAATGTTCATAGTTAAAAATTTAATATTAAGGGGGGTTACTAGAATAGCGGTATCTATGAAGTATGTAGAATTTGATACTGATAACTATCTATACAAAGACTCGTTATACGTACACTAATGAAATACAAAAGGAGGAGAACTGGAAGAAAGGTAGTTCAAAGTAATAAGAAGATAGTTGATGGAATTCAATTCGATTCATCACTAGAGGCTTTTATGTATACGCTTTTAAAGCAGGAAGGAATCCCTGCAATATATGAAGGAGAATCATTTAATATAATGGACTCTTTTAAATTTACCTCGGACTCTTGGGAGACTTCACCTAAGTCAAAGCAAATGACTAATAAAGGTAGAAGGGTTGTTAGGGGAATGAAATATACTCCAGACTTCGTTCATCCTGCCTTTATCATTGAATGCAAAGGCAGAGCAAATGAGACTTTTCCTTTGCGATACAAGTTGTTTAAAAAATGGTTGATGGAAAATAGACCTAATGTAGTTCTGTTTATGCCTAAAAATCAGGCTGACTGTTTAGATGTAATAAAATTAATCAAATCATATAAGTTTTGAATTATAATTCAGACTTCAAATACGACCTACTGGTAGGGCAAATTAAAGAGCAGGAACTTGGGGAAGTCTTAGCTGGTAAAAAAATAGAGGTTAAAAGGGATTTAATGACTCCGAGAACTGGCAATGTCTATGTAGAGTTTCGTTCTAGAGGAAAGCTAAGTGGTATTTCTACTACGGAAGCAGATTGGTATTGCTTTGCAATTAATTCTAGCTTTATTTTAATAGAAACGTCAATATTGAAGAAAATATGCAGGAGGCATTATAAAAAAGGAAGAATCTTTAAAGGCGGTGATAACAATACTTCCGAAGGTTTTCTTATTCCCATTATGGAATTATTTTAAATTATTTTTTACTTTTTATTAGGATGGTAAGTTTTTTTTATTTAAGTTTGTCTCATATTAATCATTAAACATTTTCATTATGAGAGTTTACATCTTAAGAGTCACGAAAAAAAGTATTGGTACTAACGGTGAGTATACCATAGAGCATAGAGTTTTTTCCAGCAAAAGGAAAGCAAGAAAATCCTTAGAATCTATTATTGAATATTATGCATCGAAATTGGTATTGTCTAATGTGCCTAATGAGCCATTTATGTCAGGTAACGAATGGGAATGTTGGGTTTTAGGAGAATATTTATTCAAGCTAACCGAAGAGCCAGTTATGAAAAGAGCTATTAACTACGTAATCGAATCGGTATGAGCAAGTGTGTAGCATTTTGGAAGAAGGATTTGAATCCTATTACAATGACCAAGAACGAAGAGATACATGCTTTAAATCTATCTCAGGAAGATATCTTATACCGAAACCATAAAATTAAACAGCAAAACGAGAAGTTATGAGCAACACAGATAAAGAATTAGTAGAATATCTTAGGAACAGAATAGTAGCCTTAGAATGCGAGCTTGAGCGTAAAAACATCGAGATAGAAAGATTAGATAACCTTATAGAACAAATGTAATTATGGAAAAACCAGAAAAAGTAATGAATATTCAAGAGGCACTATCTGTGCCACTGCCAATCTCAGATATTGATTTCAGAGTACAATCGATTAATAAAGGAGGGTATGCAACAATCCTTGCTTATAAGGATGCGAGAGTCGACATGAAGCGACTAGATGAGGTGTGCGGTGTCTTTGGGTGGCAACGAGAATATACCTCTGTTAACGGAGTAACCTTCTGTGGCGTTAGTATCTACAACCATGAAACTCAGCAATGGGTTATTAAGTGGGATGCAGGAGTTAAGTCTATGGCTGATGGTGACAAAGGAGAGGCGAGCGATGCATTCAAGCGAGCGTGTTTCAATTGGGGTCTCGGAAGAGAATTATATGACTATCCAGTTATTCAAATTAAACTTAATCCTAATGAATTCAAAGTTGAAGGCAATAAGGTTAAACAGACTTATGAATTAAAACTTAAAGCATGGGTTTGGTTTAGCCAATTCCAAGATGGAAAGTTAATGTACCTAGGTGCAAAAGACGAGAAGGGAAAAGTAAGATTCCAATACGGAACTTACACCCAACCAAAATTAACTTAAATTAAACTTAAATATCATGAAGAAGTATTTTTATTCAGGCTTAATAGCCATCGCATTATTGTTCACCTCGTGTGAAATTGACAACTGTAGTTGTAGAGACTACGAGAACGGAGTTGAAGTAGGTTACTTTGAATTTGAGGGGTCTGCGGATGTAGATTGCCCTACATCATACTCTAGTTATCAGGTAGGTGACACATTATATGAAAATATTTGCGATTAAACTTGTGAGAGTCGGAAACTTTTTGTAGTATTGCAAAGTAAATTATTTATTAATCCAATATCCTAAACAAAAGAAATTATGGGAGCATTAATTAAAATGAGCATCAATTTAGATGCAATCGATAAGTCTAAACTTATCAAAGGTAAGAAAGGAACTTACGCAAATCTCATCCTAAGTGTTAATGACGAGAGTCGATTTGGAAATAACTGCTCGATTGCGGTTGACCAAACAAAAGAAGAGCGTGAGGCAAAGACTGCCAAAACGTATATTGGTAATGGTTCAGTCGTGTGGACTGATGGAAGTGTTGTTCTGGCGGAGCGTGAGGATGATGGTATGGCAGAAGTAAATGTTGCAGAGGACACTGAAGATGACCTTCCATTTTAGATGATGCAGATTGATAATGGGGAGCTGTAAAAGACTCCCCATTTTTTATTACACACTTAATACACACACAAATGAATCAAAACAATAAAAGAAAAATAAGTCGGGCAGAAGAAGAGGAAATTGAAAGAATGTATTGCGAAATGCTTGAGACAGACCTCAACATTCCACTAGATGAAATTATTCCTCCTCCTCCAGTCGCATTGTCCTATGGAAAACACACATATACGACTTCTAAGGGCGTTTTTGAGGCTGAGACACCTATTTGTACCTATGGGAATTTTTCGTTCATCCAAGCCCCTCCTAAGACGTTTAAATCGTACTTTGTTGCGTTGTTGGCTAGTACTTATCTTAAAAGTCAGAATAGATGGGTTGGTGATAAAGGCAAGAGTCATAGAGAAGGTAGAGAGGTTATGCATTTCGATACGGAGCAGGGCAAGTGGCATTGTCAGAGGGCTTTTAGAAGGGTTTCGGAAATGGCTGAGGAGACAGAAGGTTATCATACGTACTCACTAAGAACGATAGGATATAAAGACAGAATGAGGTTTATTGACCATAAACTTAAAACTAATACTAATTTAGGGCTAGTCATTATTGATGGTATTGCTGATTTAGTAAGCGATGTGAATAATATCGAAGAAGCTAATAGTTGTATTCAGAGGTTGATGGAATGGTCTGCAAATTATAACTTACACATAATAACCGTTATACACTCCAATTGGGGTTCAGAGAAGCCTACGGGTCACTTGGGTTCATTTTGTGAGAAGAAAACGGAAACGCAAATCTCATTGGAGAGAGACGAGGATAGTAATGTAACAACTGCTAAGTGTAAGAGGTCTCGTAATATGGGATTCGAGGATATTCAATTTTTTATTAATAGGTATGGTTTCCCAGAGGTAATCGATGCAACCCTACCTGATACACCATTTTAAGATGAAAATCACAGAACTTAGGATAGGGAATTATGTAAAGACTACATTCTCAAAACAAAGAGGAAAGCCGATACAAATAAATGGAATTAAAAGTAATTTTAGTGGTGATTATTACAGTGAGGTTTCTAGTGTTAAATTAGAAGTATGGGGAGATATTAAAAGGCTAAAACCAATACCACTGACCAAGGAATGGTTATTGAAGTTTGGGTTTAGTTGCCATGATGAATGTGACGAAGTGGGTATTATTGATTCATATTATTATATAACACATAAAGATAGAATCTTTCTTAGGTCATTATGGGGTAGTGAGGATTATAACTTGGTTGTTTTAGAAGAAACAGGAACGGAGGTAGAACACGTCCACACCTTACAAAACCTATACCACGCATTAACAGGAGAAGAACTAAAATTAAAACTATAATTAAATGAAATTAAGACGAGAAGAATTAGACGAGTTAAGAAGTATCTTAGCAATCAGAAGAGAAAATACTCAGACCATTGGTTTGCTGGAAATGGAGAAAGGAAGATTAGTGGCTCAAAGTTTAGCGAATGAGGCTCAGTATAACAGCCTTCAACATAGGCTTATGGAAAAGTATGGGGAGAACCTTGAAATTGACCCTGATACTGGAAAGGTAAAGATTAAAAAGGAGACTAATGAAGGGTTAAAGAAGGTTTAATATGTTAGAAATACTTGTTCAAAGACATGATGAATGGGTAGCCATGGCAATTGCTAATGGTTGCCCTGCTCATTTAGCAGAGGATGTAGTTCAGGAGGCTTACATCCGATTACACAAGTATTCACCAACAGTTTATCATAAGATTATCTTACCAGACAATGAAGTAAATACTTTCTATATGTTCTCTGTAGTAAGAAATACATTCCGAACACTAGCGAAGCATGAGAGTTTTTATAGTAACTGGGAGGACTTTTATAATTGGGCTGATGAGGAAAGTGATTTTGAATATGAGGAGGCTTATCAGAAGATAATGGACAAGATTCAGATAGAAAGCGATTCTTGGGGTTCTTATCATTCTAAGTTATTTAACGTCTATTTTAAAACAGATTTTAGCATGAGGGATATATCAAGTGGTACTGGAATAGGTGTTACTCATATCCATCAAAATATTAATAAATACAAAGAGATTATCTTGGATAAGTTCGAAGAGGATTTCGAGGATTTAAAAAACGGAGATTATGACAAAATTTAAAGATGATGCTTACTACAAGGAGTTAGATAAGCGTACAAAGGAGTATAAACTTTGGAAGGAGTTTAAGCTAAAACAGATAGAGAATGCACCCAAAGGTGCAGGCGATGTCGTTGAAGCGATTACGACGGCAACTGGTATTAAAACTGTTGTGGATACATTATTTGGTGATTGTGGATGTGGTGCTAGAAAAGACCTTATGAATGAGAAGTTCCCCTTTAGACAAAAGGCGGTTAAATGTATTGAGCAAGAGGATTATGAGTACTTACAATCCTTTTTTAGCAGGGTACGAACAAGATTAGATGCTACTATGCAAAAGAGACTTGTGGACATTTACAATTATGTATTTGATAAACGAGAGGTGGTTCCTAGTGCGTGTGTTAATTGTTCTCAAAAGGGATTTGTAAAGATGGTTCGTAAGCTAGAACAGTATTACAAGATTGGTGTTGAAGTAGCAACACAAGAAGAAGAAGAGTAAAAATAAACCTAAATTAAACTTATGCCTAAGAATTTGGTCGATTTGACAGTTTCAGATATTGCATTTATAAAGAGTACTTATAGCAATCCTGATATGTCTCAGAAAGAAAAACAGATATTACTCGCTACTCATTATGGAGTCTCTAGGAGGACTATAAGAAGATGGACTAAGGATTTTAATATAAAGCCCAATGGATGTCTGAGTGATTCAATAATAATGACATATGATATCGAAACAACCCTGAATAAAGCGTGGGTTTGGGGTACTGGAAAAACCTATGTCGGTCACAAATCATTAATAGATGAAACTAAGATTATATCTATATGTTACAAATATCTTGGTGATGACACTGTTTATACAATTGTATGGGATAATGACGAAGGTCAGCAGTGCGACAAGAGACTTATAATTAAGTTCTTGGAGGTATACAATAAAGTTGATATGGTGATTGGTCAAAATAATGACAACTTTGACAATAAGATAGTAGTTGCACGAGCAATGAAGTACGGATTATATGTCAATATGCACCAGAAGAGTTTTGATATCTACAAGCAAGTTAGACGAATTGCTAAACTACCTTCTTACTCCTTAGATTATATGACCAAGTATTTTGGTGTTGCTCATAAACTTTCACACGAGGGGATAGTTATGTGGAAGATGATTCAGGAAGGCACACCTCAGCAAAAGGAGGAATATGTAAAGAAAATGGTGGATTATAATATTGGTGATATTGTTTCAACAGAGGCTTTGTATTTAAGGCTACGTCCTTACTTAGGGCATAAGATGCATTTTGGAGCAATGGGTGGTCAACCTAGATTTGCCTCTCCTTCCGATGGAACTTGCGATGTTGAGTTGTTTAAGTTTACTAGCACAGCCAGAGGAACTATTCAAGCAATAATGATTAGTAATACGGATTTAATTCAATATAATATTTCTCTTAGAGACTACCATCATTTCTTAGACTATAAGATACAGACACAGAGTGAGTTATGATTTTTATTGAAATTATTCGTTCTTTTCCATTGTGGGGAGCAATTGTTTTACTATATTTGCTCTTATACAATCCGAATGATGAGCGAGATTAAACAAACAAAATCACAAATCGAGAAAAGAGTGCTGGCATATGCCGACCATCTTGAGGCAGTTGCCATACTAGAGAAGTGGGATGAGAAATCACCTAACAATCCTGATGTAATTCGAATGAAGGAATTGCTTATGGCAATCCTTCTTCACAACAACTCCCTTGAACTTGAGATTGATGATTTACAGTTTATGAACTCTAAGATACGGGAAGAAAAGAATAATCAAATAATTAAAATAAGAGAACGATATGGCAAATAGATTAGTGGAAGATTACTTCCAAAAAAGAACAGAAGAGTGTGAAACTGGTGCAGAGCCTTGGTGTGAACACGCCTATAGAAAAAGTACTCCGCTTCACTCAGGAGTACTTAAATACTTTCCTGATGCATTAATGGATGTTGCAAGATGTTCAAAGGTAGGTAATGACCAACATAATCCAGACCAACCATTGTTTTGGAATAGAGACAAGAGTGGTGATGAATTGGATGCATTGGCTAGGCATTTAATTGATGCAGGAACATTTGATACGGACGGAATACGACATTCAACTAAGGTAGCTTGGAGGGCATTAGCTAATCTCCAGAAGGAAATTGAGCGTGAGATGGACGTTAGAAATATGGATGTAAATTGCCCTATTGATTGTGGGCAAGAAACAACGCCCAAGCCAAGCCTTGATGATTGGTTTGACGAGTGGTTATATGCTATGAGCGACGAGGATGACTATATTAGACTGGCGTTTATGAAAAACTATTTTGAAAACTACTTAAAATCCCCTAATCTTGATGAAGACTGGTATCGAGGTCGTGGAATAATTCATTGTTTCGATTGGATGAATAGTGACGAGGGGTATGAATTTTGGAGGGAGGCTCATTTTATAGCATTAGACATATTAGAGAGAAGAGATGGAGAGTAAGATTGTTGTAGTTGATATTGACTCTTTAGTCTACGAAAGCATATCTAGGGCAATGGATGTTCAAGAGGCGGTTGACGGATTCGGTCATCGCCTCGCAGACATCATATACCATGTAAAGAGGAAATATTATGTAAAGAAAATAATATTGTGTGGATTTTCTCCAACTAATTACAGAAAGGTCATAGACCCTATGTATAAGGCTCAACGGGGAGAGAAACCTAAAATGTATGATGATGTTAAGAAGGAATTACTATTAAGCTACGACATTCTTTCCATAAGGGGAGTAGAGACTGATGATTTAGTTGCGAAATATATTCAACACTACGGGGATAAGATGGTGTGTGTATCAATAGATAAAGACTACCTCCAATTTCCGTGTGAAATATTTAATTATCGCAAAAGAGAATGGATAGAGACTTCAATAGAAGAGGCTCAGTACAACTTCTGGTGTCAGATGGTTATTGGTGATACTGCAGACAATGTGAACTACTGTAAGGGATATGGTAAGAGGTGGTGTGAGGCTAATCTGGCAGGCAAGAGTGAGTATGGTATGGTACGTGAGGTGTTTGCTTTATTCAGTCACATCTATAGAAATAAAGCTAGAGAAAGATTTATACAATGCTATTGCCTACTAAAATTAAACTTATTTTAAAATGCAGATAGACATTTCAGATTTAAGCAGAGAAGAAATTATAACTACTTATGAGGCTATTTACTACTATAAGTTACAGAGTTTCGAATTGTCAATCCCAATGCTATTAGAATACATTGAGGAGTTAATCGAGAGTGAGGAGTACGAAGGTTGTGCAGGAATAAAGAGGGCAATTGATAGATTTATGGATGAGAATCCTTTATTAAAAGAAGTATATGGGAAAGATGCTCTTTGATTGAAGATAAACGATAAGTGAGTCCTAAGAACCTAGGTGCTTATAAACTGTATCAGCAGTTGTGTTTATTGTAGATGTAGGTTAAAAGTTAAATAAAGTAGGTCTAATCCATAAAAGGATATTGTAAAGGTTCCTACCATCTATTCCACTGAAATTTGGACAAAGAGTATTTTTTTTATTATTTTATTATATTTGTTTGTTTGTTGTGTTTATAGGGTCTGAGGGGAGTTGTTAACCTTTCAGACTCTATTTTTTTACATAAATATTAAAAATAAACTTGATTTTACTTGTGAGATTAAAAAAGATGTTGTAATATTGTCCTGTTGCAATGAAGCAATAACATTAAAACACACAAATTATGTCTTACAACTCAAATGAATCAGCAAAACAAAATTGGATTAACACTGAAACTGCACGTATCTTATTAGATTACGATTTAGATTTCACAATTGAAAAGTTACCTCTCTTCGGGTACAGAGTTATTCCAGAAATAGCAGGAATTATTGACGAGCAAAAAGTTGCTATAGAGTCTGAATATTTTGGTCTTTTTAACTCTAAGTCAGGTGAGATTATTCACACTGTAAAAGGAGGGTACACAGTTACTCAGAACGCTGAGATTATTGCTCTGGTACTTGAAGGTATGGAGGCTTTCGGAGACTCATTAAGAGTCGTGAAAGCTGGTGCTTTGAAAGGTGGTAGAAGAGTCTTTATTCAGTTAGAAGTGAATAACGGAGCGAATGTTAAAGGTGATAAAATCACTCAGTATGTGACTATCATCGATTCTAATGATGGTAGTACGGGTCTTAGTGTTGGTATTGGAGATAGAACTGCATCTTGTATGAACCAATTCTTCACCTTCTACAAGTCGGCTCAAACTAAATTCCGTCACACGAATTCTTTAACTGAGAAAATCAGTGCTATTCCATCACTTATCGAAGAGGCTTTATTTAAGTCTGAAAAGCAAATCGAGACTTATAACAAGATGGCTGATGTGCCAGTAGATGCTAAGGATGTAGCGTTAATGATTGAGCGAGTGTTAGGTACTAGCCCTGAAATGTTGAACGAGGAGACTTCAACTAGAACTCGAAACCAAGTTGAGGCGTTAGGTAATCACATCAGAAAAGAGATTGCTGACAAAGGAATGAATGTGTGGGGATTGCACTCTGGAGTTACATCCTTCACTACTCACGAAGGTAATACGTCTGACGATACAAAGAATATGGAGCAAATGCTTACTGGTGCTAAGTATACCAAGAACCAGAAATCGTTCAACTATGCCCTTCAAATGGTCTAATAATAATAATCATTGGGAACGGGAGTCATAAAGACTCCCTTTTCCTATTTAAAATAAACTTAAATTAAACATCATGAAAATCACAAGAGAAAATACAATGCACGACCTTACTACCTTAGATGCTATGGTAGAATTCATTTTAATTGAGACTGGTATGGATATCAGTACCAAATCCAGAAAGAGAGATTACTGTATTGCTAGAAGTGTTTATTGTGCGGTGGCTCGTAAGTTCTTCGACAAGAAAGTTCCTTATGAGGTAATTGGAATTCCAATCAATAGAGACCATGCTACGGTTATACACAACTCTAATAATATATATCCATCGTATGAACGCCATCCATTAAGAAATCAATTGGCGGAGAAACTAATCAGGGCTATGAGTGTTCTTAACTCTAATTCAATGCCTAGCGTTAGAACCATCACAAAGGATATTACTAAGGACTTACAAGTAGAAATGTTGCAGGATGAGCTTTTAACGGATAATGAGAAGGTCTACAGAACTTTACCGATGGAATTGAGGGCAAAGTATAACGAGAGGGTTGAACCTATCTTAAAGATGCTTAAAATGGATGCTGAACGTATGGCTGATACTGGAAGGTATTAGTCATTAAGAAACTTAAATTAAAACATTATGGAATTAGAAACAGTAATAACAAAAGATAAAGAGCAATTTTTACAAAAAGAAAAACCTTGGTTTCATTGGCGAAGCTTTAAAGCATTTAAAAAATTTATGGAAGAAGATGCTGTTGAATGTAAAAATTGTGGGACTTGGTATTGGAAAGGATGTAATAAAAGATGTGATTGCACATAATTTTATTGCATACAACGGTTAGTATAAGACCCGTTTTTTTTTATGGGTTTTATACATTGTTAACTACTGTTATTTTGAGGGTTGGCATATTGCGTAGCAAAACTTTTTTGAATTATTATTAAATAATACTTGTGTATATCATATATATAATATATATTTGAATATTATTAATTTAAACTATAATATCATGACAATTCAAGACTTACAAAATTTAGACCTTTACAAATGCAGTTTACAAGATATTAATAAATCTTTTAAAGGATTAGGTAGACATCTTCAAATGATGATTAAAGAAGGTAAAGCAAATTCAAATAGATTTCAAGAACTAAAAAAACTACACGTGTTAATTTCAAGAGCAAGAAAAGGAATGACAGCAGATGGTTTTATGATGACATATAACACAGATATTGATAGATTACCTAACTCTAAATCTGTACTATAATGAGAAAGTTAATCGACATTAAAGAAGAAGATGTACAGCCGTTAAAAATGATGGCTGTACTTGCAAATAAGGACTTAAAAAACTACATACAAGACGTATTGAGTGAGCAAGTTTTGAAGGCAAAAAAATAATTGTAGTTAACTTCCGTATATCATCGCCTTCTGAAAGGATTAGACAAAAAAATAAATTGGCTAATCCTTTTTTTTATTTAGTATGTTCAATAGAAGGGGGTTGAAAATATTCCGAGCGTTCAATAGAAGGGGGTATGTGATTTGCCCGTATGTTCAATAGAAGGGGGTATGTTCAATATAAGGGGGTCGGTGTCAATATGGCAGTTTGTCCGAAATTTCTTACGACTTATGACAAAGTGTCAATTCCAAACTTTTTGTGTTAAATTATTTCAATATCACTATATTTTAACATTTACAAATGTAATTTATTACTCGTCTAATTTCGAGCGAAAAAAAATATATTTTTGCTAGGATAATTAAGATTATTTTTGTATGTGATACTTTTACCTTGTTTCATAGCTTAATTAAACTATCTTATAACCTCAATTTCGCATTTTAAGGTGCTTTTTAGGCACTTTCAGCCATCCAATGAGACCTAATATTAAATAATTGTTAATAATCGCTTAGAAGCGAGATTGCAGTGATAGTAAGGTTTTAAGACGTAAGAAAATTCTTATTGTTGATAAGTTGCATAAACTTTAACACTTTTTACTAGGATAATTAAGATGTTTTTTTCACAGGTGCGCATAATTAAGGTACATTGAGGAATTTTTACCGTTTATTGATTTTCTTTTTGATTATTGCCCTTTTTTGTGTAGTTCATCGGTAAAATCATACACTTAAACGAAAATATTACTTTTTTGTAGTTTATAGTCTTATTTGTTATATGTTTGTACTGTTCAAAAGGAACAAAAATAATAATAATCATTAAAACCTTTAAAACATGGAAATTTTAATCTCTTTATCAATCGTTACAATCGCAACTATCTTGATAGTTAAACTTAAAAAAACACAAGGTGCAAACAATGCAATTAACCGCTAATCATTTAATCACAACTTAAAAAGCAAATATTATGACTACAAAAATAAACAATTTCGCAACGGAATATACAAAATTGGCAAACATAGCGTTCAAAATTAATGCCGATAAAAATATCGAGCACTTCAAAAGTGAACCTTTCACTAGCTATGATAATTATACTTATTTTTGTTTATCGGGATGGCTCAAAGGTCGATATTTTCACATAAATATTTATCTATTTTTAGATGGCAAAGTTAAACCTGAAATTTCGAAAATAGTATCGGAAAGAAACTTAACGGAAGTTAAACAATATTTTAAGCAAAATTATAATTTAGCCCTACAAACAAGATAAAAATAATATTAATAATAGGGGCTCGACAAGAGCCCCTTTTTAACACACAAAGTTATGAAAGCAAACATCAAAACAATTAAGGAACTAGCGAAAAAAAATTACGGGGTTAATGCACTTTTGAGCAAAGGAACTACCAATTCGAAAACAGCTAAAAATAAAGAAATTTCATACATTTTATACATGTCTCCAGCTCGTCAGAATTTCAAAAGTATAAATCTTTGCCCCAAAGCTTCGGCAGGATGTTTACTAGCGTGTCTTTATACGGCAGGTCGTGGTAAATTCTCAAATGTCCAACAAGCCCGAACGAATAAAGCAGATTATTACGTAGGTGATAGGAGTAATTTTTTAATACAATTATCATTTGAAATTAATAAAGCTATAAAAAATGCTAAAGGTGCAAAAGTGTTTTTTAGATTAAACGGCACAACTGATATAGACCTGATTGGTCAACTAATTAATAGAGATTTGCTAAATTTAGAAACATTACCTAAAAACGTTCATTTTTATGATTATACAGCTATAATCGGAAAGTGCCTAAAATATAAAAATACTCCTAATTATACGCTAACTTTTAGTAGAAAGGAAGATAACTACAATGATTATAAAATAGCTATAAAAGAAGGGATTAATACTGCAGTGGTTTTTAACGGAAAGTTGCCCGTCTTATTTTCAGGTCAAGTAGTACTAGATGGTGATAAAAGTGATTTAGTTATGATTGGACAAAAAAACATTTGTTTAGGTTTAATTGCCAAAGGTGAGGCAAAAAATGACACTTCGGGCTTCGTAGTAAACAAGAATTTCAATTTAACAACTAAAATATAATAGCATGAAA